AATTCATCAATACAAATAGTAGATTTATTAAAAAAAATAGATATATCTCCATCAATAATTCAAAAACAAATAACATACTAATGAAAAAAATATTTATAACAGGAGGATCAGGAACTGTAGGAACAGCTTTTATAAAAAAATATTATAATGATTATAAATTTTATTCTTATAGTAGAGGTGAAAAATCTCAAGTAGCCTTAAAAAGAAAATTTCCTAATATCGAAATTTTAATAGGGGGAATTGAAGAAAAAAATTACTTAACTTCACAAGTAATAAAAATTAATCCTGACATTATAATACACGCCGCAGCTCTAAAACACGTTGATACAGCAGAAAAACAACCTATTAAAGCTATAACTAGTAACATTATGGGGAGTTATAATATTATGGAAGCTGCTAAAGAAGCAAATACTCCTTTAGTGGTAGGTATAAGTACAGATAAAGCTTGTGAATCCGCTAATGTATATGGTAAAACTAAGGCATTAATGGAAAAAATGTATTTAGAAGCTAATAATTCAAGAAATAAATTTGTATGTTGTAGATTTGGCAATGTAGCAGGAAGCCATGGATCAGTAATTCCATTTTGGCTTAGAAGTTTTGAGGATAATAAACCTTTATTCCTAACTCACCCTAATATGACTAGATTAATGTTCTCACCAGAAGAATCTGCTGAGTTAATTCATAATTGTATTACTTTATCATCTAAAAGGTCAGGTTTTATAATGTCCAAAATTATGAAAACCGTAACTATGAGCAAGTTAGCTAATTTAATATCTGAAGATATAAAGATAGTAGGATTAAGACCGGGAGAGAAAATGAGTGAAGATTTAGTTTCTGAAATTGAAATTCCACATTCTGAAATTGTAGGGGATTATGTAATTCTTACTAGTAATGAAAACCCCAACATTTTAACAAGATTAGATACACCTATAAATAGTGACACATCATTAGAAATGACACAAGAAGAAATGGTTAAATTAATAGATGATGTAAAACAGTTACAAAGTACAACTTTACATTCTAAAAACGAATACTAATGTTAAGAATCCTAATTCCTGCTAGAGGAGGAAGTAAAAGAATAAAACACAAAAATCTTTTAAAGATTAATGGTAAATCTTTATTATCTAGGGCTATTAAAGTATCATTAAAAATTACAAACGAAGTATATGTTAGTACAGATTCTTATGATATAGAAAAAGAAGCATTACTAAATGGGGCAAAAATTCATAAGAGACCTCCAATATATGCCACAGATACATCTCCAACTCATGAAACTATAACAGATTTTTTAAATACATTTGATGATACTACTAATATGGTTTTATTACAATGTACTTCTCCTTTTATTGAACTTAAACATCTTAAATTATCTATAAAAAATCTTAATACTTTTTCGAGTTCAATATCTGTATATAAAGAAACACCTTTTTATTGGGAAAAAGAAGATATAGGGGCCAAACCTAATTATGATCCTTTTAATAAACCTCGAACACAAGATATGATTCCCCGTTATAAAGAAACAGGTGCCTTTTATGCTTTTAAAGTTAATGAGTTTTTAGGTAAGGGATTAATAACTCCCCCTCCAACTGCTTTAGTTGAAGTAAACTTAAAAAGTAGTTTTGATATTGATACTATAGAAGAATATGAATTAGTAAAAAACATTACATAATGATCCCAGAAATACAAATAAATAATATTAGTTTTCCAATTTTTTCAAATAAAAATACTAGTATAAATTTTAATAAAATAAAATCAGCTGCCCTAGTAGCTAGTAGTGGTACTTTACTAGATAATGAATTTGGTGAAGAAATTGACAAAAATGATTTAATAATTAGATTCAATGCCGCCAGAGTTAAAGGGTATGAAAATCATGTGGGGTCAAGAACAGATATTAGGATATTAAATGGACATTCATTTAATGGTTCAACTAAAAAAGAAATATGTTTGGGGCATGATCCTAATTTTTTATCTAATTTAGATAACGAAACTTTTCTAGTTAAATCCTTTAATGCTCAAGAATTTATAGAGGGTGTAATGTTATATATTAATAAAACTCCAATAAATTTTTTACATTCTAATTTTTTAATGTATTGTAATAGTTTAGTTTCAAAACCTGAAGCTAGTGCAGGGTTAGTAGGAGTTTTATTGTTAGTAACTTTAGGTATAAAACCTGATTTATATGGTTATGGGTTTTATTCTGAATCCAATGATAGGGTACATTATTGGGAAGAAGTAGATCCTAATTGGTCTAGTGGACATGGATTTAATGAAGAAAAAGATATAATAGATAATTTAGTTAGTCAAAACTTAGTCAATATAATAAAATAATGTACGAAATAGTTCACAATAATCCAGATTATCCCTTAGTAATAAGCTTTCAGGGAATGAGTGGTGGAGTTTATCCTAATGCTAAAGATAAATTGCCTTATTTATATTATAATTTATTTGTAAAATCTAACTTAAAAAACAATTATATTTTTTTTAAAGATAACGAACAAGTATATTATCATGGTTTATATAATAAAATAACAAATATAATAAACCAGTATGTAGCTTTACATAATATTAAAAAGGTAATAACTATAGGACAATCTGCAGGTGGTTTTGCTTCTTTATTGGTTGGGGAGCTAATAAAGGCAGATAAAATAATAACAATTGCCCCTCAAATTAATTTAAAATATTATAACTCAGGTACACCTGCTAAAGAACATACAAGATTATTTAACCTACAAAACAAATTTGATATTCCAGAAACAAATTTAGGAAATTTACAACCTTTTAAATGTCAAGTAGAATATTGGCGTCCTACAATTGGTAATTTTGATAATTATCATTTTGATTTTATAGATAGTTTGGATCCAAATCTAAATCTTATTAACTTCAAGTCAGGGCACAATATAGGTAATACTATAGGTAAAGATAAATTTAAACAATTAATTTTAAATTCAATAAAATAATGAAAATATCACTAATACAACCAGGAAGAAATAATTTAAAATATCTTAAATGGTCTTATGGTTCTATAAGAAAAAATCAAGGAGAACATGAAGTAGAAATTTGTGTTGCAGATGATGCTTCAACAGATGGAACTTGGGATTGGTGTTTAGAAATGATGTCTAAGGATCCTTTATTTAAAGCACATCGTAATGAAGGACCAGATAGACTAGGACATACTATATTATACGATAAATTAATAAATGACGTTGCTACAAATGATATAGCAATGATTTACCATGCTGATATGTATTTGTGTCCAAATGCGTTAACTTCAATTGAAAAACATATTAAACCTGGTGTAATTGTATCGTTAACCCGAATTGAACCACCTTTACATCCTGAAGGACCTGAAAAAGTATTATGGCATGGTGGGGTAGAACCCGAAGAATTTAAAGAACAAGAATTATTAGATAAATTAAAAGAATTTACTAATGAAGAAAAAATTACTTATGGTATTTTTGCACCTTGGGCTTTTTATAGAAAAGATTTTCAAGAGATAGGAGGACATGACCCTTTATACGCTCCTCAATCTAAAGAGGATTCTGATATATTTAATCGTTTCCAATTAAATGGAATAAAATTTATTCAAACTTGGGAGGGGTTTGTTTATCATATGACTTGTAGAGGTAGTAGAAGAAATACTTTAGATAAAGCTAAAAACATATATGAAGATAGCCCAGAATGGTTAGCACAAAACCAAAGATCGACACGTAACTTTATACGTAAATGGGGTCATTTTGTAATGCATGATCCATCTTTAGTACCTATTGTCCCACCCAAATACGATATAGGTTTAATTATTAAAAATTGCAATGATTCTTTGTTACATGCTTTAGAACCTTGGGGTAGCACTTTATATGTAGATGAAGGAAATGTACCTTCAATGGTTGATAACTATATAACATTAGAATCACCCAATACTGATTTTGACTTATATCAAAAATTAAGACCATATGATAATGAAAAAAATAATGAAATTTTAATTGAAATTGATGGGAATACTTTCCAACAGTCAGATTTTGTAAATTTACAACGTTTTACACAAATTGTGGATAATAGTGGGGAGATAGGAGAATTTGAACTAGGGGGTTTAAAAGTTTGTATTATACAAATGAATGAATATACTAAAGATTTAATTAAGTTATGATAGGAATTATAGGACAAGGTTTTGTAGGTAATGCTATATATCAAAAATTTAAAAATTATTTCGAAGTAAAAACTTATGATATAATAAAAGATAAAAGTAATTCTACAAAAACTAAGGCTATGAGTCAAGATATAGTATTTGTTTGTTTACCTACTCCTATGAATAGAAGAGGTAGATGTGATACTAGTTTAATTGAATCTACAGTAAAAGAAATTTTTACAACCTTTAAATGTAAAACAGTAGTTATTAAATCTACAGTACCTCCTGGGACTACAGCTAAAATAAACTCATTATATCCTAATATGGATGTAATATTTAACCCTGAATTTTTAACTGAAGCAAATGCTGTAGAGGATTTCAACACTCAAAATAGAGTAATTTTAGGGGGACCTAGAAATTCTACTACTAAATTAAAAACCATATATAGAAAAATATTTCCTGATATTGATATTATAAAGACTGGATCTACTCATGCTGAAATGGTAAAATATCTTACAAATACTTTTTTAGCTACCAAAGTAGCATTTGCTAATGAAATGTATCAAATATGTGAGGGATTAAAACTAGATTATGATAAAGTAATTGAATATTCAACTTTTGACAAAAGGTTAGGAAAATCACATTGGGCAGTACCTGGACCTGATGGTGATTTTGGTTATGGTGGTCATTGTTTTCCTAAAGACCTATCAGCAATGTTACGTTTAGCTGATGATTTAGAAACAGTAGATAATGTTCTAAATGCTGTACAATTAACAAATGATTTAGTTAGAAAAAACCGAGATTGGGAAAAAATGAAAGGAAGAGCTATAGTTTAATATTTATACAATAAAATTATAAAAATGGAAAAATTAAAAATGATACCATGTTCTAGCTGTGGAGAAATGATGCCAGAATTAAGATTAACAAAATATGGTTATAATTTTTGTGTGAATTGCTCAGATATAAGTGCAAAAAGAGGTGTTCCTATGACCTTTGGTACTGGAGATCATACATGGACTGAAACTTTAATATTAGATGAAAAAGATTATTTAAAACACATCAATCCAGAAGGCAACCCAGAACTTACTTTTGGTATTGAAACTGAAAGTAAAAAGAAGTAGATGCCTCAAGCAAAACCTTTATCTAAAGAACAAATTGTAGCTGCCCAAGCTAAAACAAAATCTAACATGGCAGCTGCTCGTTATCTTCATGTGTCATACCAACACTATAAAAGATACGCTAAATTGTATAAATTATTTGAGGGGCATAAAAACCAAAGTGGTAAAGGTATACCTAAGTTTTTAAAAGGGCCTAAAAAAATGCCCCATATGTTAGAAATAATTGAGGGTAGAATAGCTGCATCTTCATTTGATCCAAATAAACTTAAATATGCTTTAATAGAACAGGGATATTTATCAGAGGAATGTACTGTATGTAAATTTAAAGAACGTAGAGTACTTGATTACAAAATCCCTTTATTACTACATTTTCAAGATGGTAATAGTAATAATTATAGTTTAGATAATGTCCAATTATTATGTTATAATCATTATTTTCTAACTGTAGGAGATATTTTTAATGATAAAGATGTTAAACAAATAGAATCTAAACAAGAACATTTTGGTACAAGCGAAAAGGTAGAATGGGAAGTTGATGACTATCATTTACAGCGTTTAAAAGAATTAGGTTTAGATGGTGGTGATGAAGATGATCCTAACCAATACATAAGCAGAATATAATGGCTAAAAAAATAAAATTATTAAATAAAAAATACCATAAAATTACTAAAGACTATGGTAAACAAAAAGAACGTCACCTTGAAAAACTTGCATCAAAAAGTTTGGATAACGACGAAAAGTTTCGTAAATTAAAGGATAAGAAAATCAAGGGAGATTTCTTAAAAAACTTTTAATTATGGAATTTGAACATAAATGGAACTATGATACTGAAGGTGAAGTTGAAGAAACTTTTAAAGGTGGTGATCAAAAATTACATAACTTAATTGTTGACACAGCACTAGACAATCTACATACAGATATTAATGAAATTCCCGTAGTATCAATTCATGCTAAAGATACTGGTATGTTTTATGATATTATGATTGATAGAAATGATATGTTAGAGACTTTAAGTCAAAATCTTGAAACTATGGAACAATATGAAGATTATGACCGATGTCAAAAAATATTTGAAGCAATTAATTATTTAAAATTAAAAAAATGAAAAAAGTAGATAGTATAACAGTAGTATTATTATTTGGTTTAACCTTATTTTCTATAATATTTTTATCCTCATTTAAATCGGAAGGAATTACTTTAAAAATTATATCTAAAGAAAATAAAATAATTAATATTGATTCTTTAGATAATAATCCTGATATCTTAGATTGGTATATTGATGAAGGAGAAATCATCACATATACTAAGCAAGATTCAATTTCAGATGCTCGTGAAAGATGGAACCAGTTTAAAACCCAAAGTCGTAATAATTTTTTAGATGCTATGGGTTATCAAGAATCAAGAAATAGATATCATATAGTAAATAAATATGGTTATATGGGTAAGTACCAATTTGGTAGTTCTACACTTAAAACTTTAAAAATAAAAGTAAGTAGATCTGAATTTCTTAGAGATACTTTATTACAAGAAGAGGCAATGTTAAAATTACTTTTACATAATAAAAAAAGACTACAGAAATACATAGACAGATATGAAGGCCAAGTAATTAATGGTATATTAGTCACAGAATCAGGCTTATTAGCTGCAGCACATTTAGGTGGACAAGGCAGCGTAAGAAAATGGTTTAGAAATGGTAAAGTAAGGAAAGATGGGAATGGAATAAAAATAACAACATATATGAAGCGATTTTCTGGATATGATTTATATTTATAATAAAAAATTATGTCAAAACTAGTTACAGGAAATTATGTTTCTAATGGGGGTAAGAAAAGACCAGGTGTCCATGCAAAAAGTAAATCATCTAAAATGAAAAATAGTAAAAATTATGTCAAAGCATATAGGGGGCAAGGGAAATAATATGGAATTAAGTACATTAGCTTTATTTAATCATATGACGGATGAAGATTTTATAGCAATCCATAATGCGGGTCAATTAAAAAAATTATGTTTCGCACTAAGCTTAGATTTAAATTCAAAATATAATGAAGAAAATAAAACTTACACAGCATGAATGGTTTGATGCCCTAAAAGTTCCAACACCTCATAGGAATAGGAAAAAATACTATAAAAAAATAAAACATAAGAAAAGCGGTGACCAATTTGGTTGCCGCAAATATTTTTCGTATATTCACGTATAAAATAAAGGTTATACTATGGCATTATGGAAATTCACAAATTTAAATAAACACGGAAATTATAGGTCAAGAATAATTCATACTAAGGGTGCATTAAGCATACCTGGTAATGGATTTGGTCCAACTGTATTTGCAAATCGGTTTAAGTATGAATATAAAGGTGAAGTTTTGCCCCCAACAATAGCAAGTATAAGTGGTAAAAAATATTTAATGCCCTTATGGAAGGAAGTAGATCCAAATACTACTATAGATGATATAAATTGGATTAAACCAAAACCTAAGGTTAAACAAGAACCAATAGTTGTAATGACTGTTAGCAGCAGTAACGCAGATAAAACGTATAAAACGGTATATTACCCAGATTCAGGTAAATTTCATTGTAATTGTCCAGGTAGATGGAGAGCGTTTGATGGTAAATGTAAACACATAAAAGCATTAGAATTAAAAATAAATAAATAAATAAAGGTTATGACAGAATTACAAAATTTTATAGATAATATGCGTGCTACAAGTAGTAGTACAGAAAAAGTTCAAATAATAAAGGATGCTGGTTCATTCATTCATGAAGTATTAGAATATACTTATAATCCTTATAAACAATACCATGTTACAAGTAAAACTTGTAAAAAGAATAGTGATAAAGTAAGTTACACAGATTATACTTTATTTGAGTTGTTAGATAAATTAACTAATAGAGAAGTTACAGGTCATGCTGCAATTGAGTTAGTTAATGGGTTTGCTACTAAAAATGTTGATTGGTATTTAATTTATAAAATTATAGATAAAGATTTAGGTATTAGAGCAGGTGATTCAATAATTAATAAAGCAATACCAGGATTAATACCCACATTTAAAGTTGCCTTAGCTAAAGAATATGATAGTAAATGTGATTGGCAAAATGATAATTGGTGGGCATCAAGAAAATTAGATGGTGTTAGGTGTTTAGCAGTAGTTAATTACGAAGGTGAATGTACACTTTATTCTAGAATGGGTAAAGAATTAACTACACTAAATAAAGTTAAAGAAGCGATTGAAGCAACAGGTATTATTAATACTGTATTTGATGGTGAGATTTGTTTAATTGATGAAAATGGAAATGAAGATTTTCAAGGTGTAATGAAACAATTAAGACGTAAAGACCATCAGATTGAAAATCCTGCTTATATGATATTTGATATGATTCATAAACCTAATTTTGACAATCAAAAAGGTGGCCCTATACTAAGTGAAAGATTATCAGCATTAAGAGGATTTTTAACAGGTAGATATATTACAACTGACATTTTACGTTATACAGATCAATTCCAAATAACAGATGGTAGACACTTTGATAAATGGGGTCAAATAGCAACTGATAATAATTGGGAAGGATTTATGATACGTAAAGATGTTACTTATGAAGGTAAACGTACTAAAAA